ATACAGATCGTATCAGCGTCTTAGTTGAGTCAACTGGTGCTGGTTCCAGCGACGGTACAACAACTGCAGCTGCAGCTATCCAAGCACGTATCCGTGCATTGACTAACTCAGCCAACAGCCCAATTGGCAATATTGGTCTAGCAGCCAACATTTATGCTCCATTGGTTACAGTTACAACCAGCGGTGGTATCAAGTTCGCTTAATAGTTTTTGAACTAAGTCAAAAGGCACATTCATTGTGCCTTTTTTCTTGGCTGCTAAATACTGTTACTATGTATTTTTTTCAAGGTTTCAGTCTGGTAGATATAACTCCCACAGGAGTTATTCGCAGCAATGATCAAAATAGCGTTGAGCGCAACCAGCAACGCAACTGGGAAACAGTATTGCAGTGCATCGGACTACGAACACAGCCACAACATATTCAACCTCCACAACTGTGTGAAAATCATAATCTAGATTGGCACAAATTTGGAGAATTTTACAGTAATCAACAACACATATGGACCTGGTGCTGGGCAGTAGAGTCTGAAGGTATATACGATTTGCCCAACGAACCGCTAGGCGGACTGCTGCGTGATTTTGAACAAGTTCCGGTGGTCACAGGATTAACAGAAACCGCACGTTTTATGTTGCCAATATTCTATCCCTATGGTGCCATCAAAAACATCTATATTACTCCGCTAGAGCCTAGCTAAATATTACTTGATGCTCAGGCACCATTTAGGCTCATTCTTTACGGCACAGTTTCACGGCTCATTCAACAAGCATCCTCTGACAGGAACATATGAAGAAAATGGCTAGTACAGATATTGAAAAGAAAAGCCTAGAGGCGCACGTAGAGCTGTGTGCTGAAAGGTATAATAGCTTGGACTCAAAACTTTGCAGTCTTGAAGAAAGAATGGACAAGGTTGAAGATCATTTGGTTGATATCAAAAACACCTTGGCCGCAGCTGATAGCGGACAGTACAAGACACTAGTGGCCATTGGTACTACCATAATTGGTGTGTTGATCACTGGATTAATTACCTTGGGCGTGCATATCGCAACCAAATGAAAATTGTCGAACTACTCAACAGCATAAGTATTCCTATAACAAATGAACAAGCAGATGTGCTTGGACGATTTGAAGTAGAATCTGAAATACAAAAAAACAAGCTCGATGAACGAGAGCAATTAATAATGAATCAACTAGTGGTGCAAGACATTGTGCACCGTGCAAACAATAATGGCAAAATCACGTACAAGAAAAAAATCCGCTAAAAACAATCTTTCCCCGGAAGTAACAGAAATTGCAGATGCAGCCACTGGCTATATTAAATTTTGGACTACCCGCGAACTTTGGAGGATGCAACAACAGCAACAAACACCCATATGCTTGCCGACTAAAAACGGCTACAAAATTGGAATTTACACACTAAAAATCAATAAAAATCAAGAATGTGAAGTGTTTGACATTAACCAGGAATCGGTGCATACTTTTAATAGCAAAGTGAGTGCTATACTATACACAATCTACACCATTAAAAACAAATTGGTCAAGGCCTGGGAAATTTTAGAACTAGACAAAGAAATAAATAAAAACTATGCAGATGTGCAGGCCATGCGTCGTAGCCAACGATGTGCACGAGACAAAAAAGACTATGAAGCAGTAGATATTAGACAAGCAAGGTTAGATATAGCACAAAAACAACTTGAATTGGCTCAAGACAAAATATCAAAAATACATTTACATGCTAAATATACTAAAGTATGGTCATAAACCACTATAGGAACAAAATATGAGACTCTCTGAAATGCATACCGCGGTAACGCCACAAAAAATTAACAAAGTTATGGAAAGCCGTTTTGGTTTTAGCATTGATTATGATAATTTAAGTTATGCCAAAGCACAACGTTTGAGCCAGGCTCTAAGTGAAAACATCACCAGTATTAAACGCAGTTTTGGCGCACACACCGCTGAAAAAAATGCCAAATACATGGAACTCATGCTGGTCAAAGAAGGTCTTGACAAATGGCTAGGCAGTGAGCAAGGTCTGTTTGAAAGTGAACTGGGCCGCAGTGAAGCGGTATTGGCTGCCAAAGATATTGTTGATAGCATCCAAGATATGTTGGAAAAAATCAGCAAAGTTCAAAACGAACAAATGCCAGCCTTGGTAGACACTATTCGTGACCAAATTGGTAGCGAGCAAGCTGAAAGTTTTAAAACTACAATTGGCCCAGTATTGGTAGAATTATACACTGCATTAAGTACTGCACGCGATACATCAGACACTGCTGTGCGTGTGCTAAGTGGCGAACAACCTCCAGCTGGAGATATGAATCTAGGCAGCAACACCGGTATGGCACCAACGGGCAGCAATACCGGTATGGATTCAGCCAGTGATTTTGATGCTGATATGTCTGCAGACACAGATGGATTTAATGCCACAGACGCAGCAGTTGGTGGCGAAGAAGAATTAGGACGTTCACGTCGTTGATATGCGAATCAAAGAAATTATTCTAGAAGACTTTGATACCTCGGTCGACAGCGAATATGGGGCCATTGAAGATGAAGCAGACACACGCGGTGACTCTGCACTGATTACTGCACTCGAATGGCTCCGTAACGAAGCTGAAGACAGTGGTGCAGTAACTCCTAGGGTAAAAGTAGATACTGTCATTGATCGTGTTCGTAGTATTCCTGGCAACGAAGCATTCAACTATAGTGCACTAGAATCAGCCAAAGAACACAACGACACAGTTAAAAGTCTAATCAAAGACATAAAAGATGATGACCAATCTGGTTCAAAATACGTTTATCTAGTACCGGCAGAATCTAATCCAGACGAATCGGATCCTTTGAGTGCCAATGGTGCCCCAGCCGGCGATTCATCCAAAATAGTAAGCAGTATGGCCAAACGAGCCGTCGGTAACTAATCAAAATACTTGACTTTTTAGCATAAATACTGTATACTACAATATAAGGAGTATACTATGAAAAAGTTACTGTTGGCATTATCATTGATATCTGTTGTTACCGTGGCATCAGCACAGTGGCACCATCGCGGTGGTTATTGTTGCTATCGCGGCGGATACAACCCCGGCGGTTGGGTAGCTCCTGCAATAATTGGTGGAGTAATCGGATATGAGTTGAGTCGTCCACCTGTGTACACGGCACCTGTTATTGTGGAACAACCCAGTATCATTGTGCAACAACCAACAGTTGTACAACAACTACCAGTTGTGCAACAACCACCTGCAGGTTACCACTGGCAAGAAATGATTGATCCGCAAACTGGCGTTCGAAAAATTGTAGCGGTACCAAACTAATGGCATATTCCGACAAGGTCATTGACCATTATGAAAATCCACGCAATGTGGGCAAATTTGATGCCAACGATGCCGATGTTGGCACAGGTATGGTAGGAGCACCAGCATGTGGTGATGTAATGAAATTACAAATCAAAGTTAAAGATGGAATTATAACAGATGCAAGATTCAAGACATATGGTTGCGGCAGTGCCATTGCGTCAAGCTCATTGATTACAGAGCTTGTTAAGGGAATGTCACTGGATCAGGCGTCGAGTATTAAAAACAGCGACATCGCCGAAGAGCTGGCTCTCCCACCAGTTAAGATACACTGTTCTATTCTTGCAGAAGACGCCATCAAAGCGGCGATAGCAGATTATCGTGCACGACATTAAAAATGACCAAACGTATATTGATAATGGGACTGCCAGGCTCGGGTAAAACAACCCTGGCTGAAAAGTTATCTGTTGATCTATTTCCCAATTGCCTGTGGCTCAATGCAGATGTAATACGTGAACAATATAATGATTGGGATTTTAGTCACAAAGGTCGTATACGTCAAGCAACACGTATGCTTGAGTTAGCAGATGCCAGCAAAAAGCCATTTGTTATTGCGGACTTTGTATGCCCTTTGCAAGAAATGCGTGAAATATTTGATGCCGATGTACTGGTGTGGATGGATACTATAGACAAAGGTAGATTTACAGATACCAATCAAATTTTTACGCCACCGGTGTGCGTGGACTATCACGTCACTGACTGGAATGATCCGTGGGCCGATCGTATTGCAAATGATTTAAAAAATGATCACACTAACTGACACTGCTGCCGCCAAGGTAAAACAAGTTATACAACGTCGAGGAAAAGGACTGGGTATCAGGCTAGGAGTTCGAACTACAGGTTGCAGCGGACTTGCTTATGTGTTAGAATACGTAGACACACCCAACACAGATGATCAGTGCATTGACTATTTAGGATGCCAGATATTTGTAGATCCAAAAAGCCTTGTGTATGTACAGGGCACTGTTATAGATCATGTTCGTAATGGCCTAAATGAAGGCTTTGAATTTACCAATCCCAATGAACGAGATAAATGTGGTTGTGGAGAAAGTTTTAGAGTATAAATTGATAAAATCACCTTATAATTATTCCCCGTTGAGTAGAACAACAATAGAAGGCAAACGTCACTATTGTTTACCCGATGGCAGCAAAGTACCTTCGGTAACAACAATCCTAGATAAAACAAAGAGTGAGGAAAGTAGACAGGCATTGAATGCCTGGAAACAACGTATGGGCGCAGAGCGTGCCCAACAGATAACCACAGAAGCTGCCAATCGTGGCACACGTATGCACAGTTATCTTGAAACATTTATTCTTGACGATGACATGAAACCTTTGCCCAGCAACCCCTATGCTCACCCCAGCTGGTTCATGGCTGCACAGGTTATATTACAAGGCCTGTGCCACGTTGACGAGTTTTGGGGAGTCGAAGTTCCAGTTTATTATAGTGGGTTATATGCTGGCACCACTGACCTGGTAGGCAAATGGAAAGGCCAACCTGCCATCATGGACTTTAAACAGAGCAACAAGCCTAAAAAACGTGAGTACATTGACGACTATTTTATTCAATTGGCTGCTTATGCACAAGCACACAATGACACTCACGGTACCAATATCAATACCGGTACAATTTTAATGTGTGTGCAACCCAAGGAACTGCCAGACGGCAGTTACGAAACACCACAATA